CTGAGTATCACTTCCCCGCTCACGCCTACGACGGGCGACGGCACGGTGACTTATGCCGTCGCGGCCAGCGTGGCCCCCACCCCTGCCAGGACCGGGCACATCACCATCGGAGACCAGTCCTTCACGGTTATTCAGGCTGCGGGGGTCTAACCGAATGCGGCAGATTCATCCCGGCAACGCCGCCGAGTTCCAGGTGGGCGATAAGATCTACCGCATGCGGCTCAGTCTGCGTGTGCTGAAGACCCTGGAGCAGGATCACAATATTTCCATCATGCGCGGCCCCGAAAGTATCCTGGCTGCCCTGCACGACCCTGAGAAGTTTGCCCTGGTGGTCTACCAGGGCCTCAGGGCTAACCACCCGGAGGTGACGCTGGACTGGGTGGAAGATACCTTTGACGCCACCTCGATTGCCATGCTGGCCCCGGTGATCGGTCAGGCCATCAGCGGGCGCGAAGCGGGTGACTCCCCAAACGCACCCACGCCCGACAAGCCGAATGGAATTGGACCGCTCAGTGGGCCTTCGGGCGATACGACCTCGGCCTCTCTGACCATCAGTTCTGGGATCTCAACCTTGAAGAATTAGCCGCGCTGCGCGAGCGGTATGCGGCCGCGCAGGAATTCCAGGAATACTGCGCCGCCCTGCCAGCCTGGGTAACTTATGCGGTCAACCGTTCCCAGAATTCTCCCCGCCGTGACCTGGACTTCTTCCAGTTCCGCCACAATGCGCGGCGCGGGGCCGCCACTGCGCCGGTATCCGTTGCGCCTATGCGATATGCCCAACCCGGCGAGCGGCCGCCCTCGTCGCGCCCGCCGGGCACGAACGATAACGTCATTGAACGGTTCGATATGTATGCCAACCGAATGAGAAGGACCGGGTAAAGTTATGGCCGATCTCGGGGACATGATTGCGCGTCTGCTGCTGGATTCCAAGCAATGGCTCACCGGCATGAAGGAGGTGGAGGGTTCCACGGCGGCGTCCGCTGCCGCGATTGAAGGTTCCCTGGGTATGGTGGGCGAGAGCGTGAAGGAACTCGGTAAGGGCCTCGCGGAACTTGGCCTGGCCGAGGGTATCAAGCATTTCGCCGAGGCCTGTATCGAGGCCTCTGATGATATGGGCAGGCTCAAGACCGCTATGGTCAACCTGAAGGGCGATACCCAGAATGTGGAAGAGTTCCTGGAGCACATCCACGAATTGTCGGCTACCTCGCCCTTTGCCTTTCCTGAACTGGCCGAAAGTGCCAAGCGCATGGTCATGTTGGGGCAGAGCCTGGATCAGACCCAGGAAACCCTGTCGGCTATCGTGGAGACCGGCACCGCGCTAAAGCTGACTGGAGCACAGGTCACTGGCATTGCCGACGCCATGAGCAAGCTAGGCCAGGGCGCGGAACCTATGCGGGTGATGAAGCAACTGGTGAATGAAGGCATCCCGGCATGGCAGATGCTGGCCCAGGAAATGGGCACGAACATCCCCGACGCCCAGGCCAAGGTGAAGAGCGGCGTGATCAGTTCCCAGCAGTTATTCGAATCGCTTACCAAGGCGATGGACGAGAACAAAGACAAGGCCGCAGGGTGGGCCGACACATGGCGCGGGGCCATGAAGGGCCTGGATACCGCCACCGAAGCCGCCATGCGGAACGTGGGCGACGACATTAAGAAGGCCCTGAACGAAGTCGCTGCGCCGGCGCTGAAAGAAGTCGCTCAGCTGGTGGAGAAACTAGGCGAATGGTGGAAGGGCCTGCCCACCCCGGTGAAGGATGCTGCCATTGCCTTCGGTGCGGCCGCTACCGCAATTGCGGCTATCGGCGGGGCCATCGCCATCATCGGCATTGCGCTGGAAGCCCTCGGCACCAGCTTCCTGGCGCCAGTCGCGGCCATTGCTGTCCTGGTCGCCGCCCTGGTGGGCGTCGGTGTCTGGATCGGCGAGCACTGGGGGGCCATCAGCGATATCCTCACGCACGCCTGGGATGAAATTGAGAAGATTTGGGGCGTTACTTGGGGTGAGATCAAGGCGGCACTGGGGATTATCTGGGACAGTATTACGGCTGCCGGCAAGGCTGTCTTCGATACCTACGTAGCGGTTTATTCCGTGATCTGGGACACCATCAAGGGTGCCTGGGATGTGATCTGGAAGGCTATCAAGCTGGTGCTTACCGTCGCCTGGGGCGAGATCAAGGCGGGCCTTTCCATCTTCGATGCAATCGCCACCTACCTGCTGGCATTCTGGGAGCCAATCAAGGCAAAATTTCAGGAGGTCTGGGGCTTTATCTCTTCCAACCTCACATCAGTATGGGGCAAGCTGGCTGCCACCTTCGGGGTGGTGCAGAAGGCCGCTGCGGATGTCACCACCGAACTTACCAAGCATGTGGAGGTGCACGAAAAGCTGAAGCCCAAGGTGGACGATACGGCAAACGCCACGGGTGGCCTTGGCACCCAGGCCTCCACACTTACCGATAAGTTCATTGCTCTGCGAGATAAGACGGCTATTCTGTGGGCGGAAGCGGCCATCCTGAACAGCAAGCAGCAGGCGCTGATTCAGACCGTGGCGAAAAACCGCGAAGAGGCCGCGCTGATGGCGGCCGCCCACCAGACGCTGTACGACAAGTTCATGGCGGTGATTCCGCCGATCCAGGACACTACCAAGGCTTTCGATGCACTCCAGCTTGCGGGCGTGAAGGTCGTCACCCAGTTCGGCGCTATCGGCGGCTCGGTGGCTGTTGCCGAAGCTGCGCTCAAGCAGTTGAATATTACTTCCACCGCCGCGGCGCAGAAGACTGCTGAGCACACTACCGAACTGGTGAATCAGGTTACCGCCGCCGGAACCATGATGAGCGCGTACGACCAGCTGATGACGAAGCAGGCGGACCTGAAAGCCCAGATCGAATTACTCATTCGCACTGACGGCGATCACTCGGCCAAGCTCGCCCAGTTGCAGCAGGACCTGAAGGACACCACCACCCAGATCGGCGCGATGGCGACCAGCACCACCGATGCCTACCACCAGATGGGGCTGAACACTGCTGACGACATCGATAAGATCATTGCCAAGGACAGGGAGCGGTGGCAGACCGCAATCAGCCTGTCCAACGATGAGAATAACGGCAACCCCGCGCTGGTGCGACAGGCACACGCCGCAGAATTGCAGATGCTCAAGGACTACGACCAGATGGGCATCGACATGTCTGCCAGCCAGAAACAGCGCATGGAGGACCTAGAGAAGGAACTAGGCAAGCACCACGACACGCAGCGGGAAGCCTGGAAGGCCTTTGAGAAGGACGTAAAGAAGGACTTCGACGATACCTTTACCGCGATGGAAGATCTGCTGATTACCGGTGACGGCAGCTTCAAGGACATTATGACGAAGCTCTGGCAGGGACTGGCGAAGGATGCACTCGACTTGTTCCTGGCCCCGCTGAAAAAATCCATCGAAGACTTCATGGCGACTACTATCAAGAACCTACTCAGTGGCGACGGCCTCGGCGGCATCAGCACGGCCCTGAGCAACATCGGTAGTAAGATCGGTGGCCTGTTTGGCGGCGGCGCACCGGGCGGGCTGGCGACTTCGGGAAGCACGATGGGTACGGTAGGGCAAGCCATCCCCGGTGTTAGCGGCGCGGGCGGTTCAGCTGCTGGTGCGGCCACCAAGGCAATCGGTTCCAGCGTCACAGGCATCGTGGGAGCAGTCGGCGGCGTGGTGTCTGCAGTAAGCGGAGTTATCAGTAACTTCCAGCAGGCCAAGATGGAAACCACTCTCAATGCTATCGAGCACAATACCCGCTACACCATGATGTACGTCGGGGAACGGGCCGACGGCGGCATCCTCGGCGTGCTGTTTAAGATTGACGAAGAGATTGCCTGGGGCGCGAACACCAAGGCCACAGAGAACCTGCGGGACCTGTTCAAGGACTGGAGCAACCCGGCCCTGGCAGCCATGCAGGGGATTCAGCAGGCTGTGGAAGGGACCGCGCCGTATATCGCCGATACCAAGGGTGTGATGGAAAACGTCAGGGACCTGACGGGTGAGTTGGTAGACGTGACCAGAAAAGGCCTGGAGTCGCTCAACGTCAACGTGACCGCGACGGGCGTCACCACCGTAGAGGCCGCGCGAAAGCTGGGCGACCAGATCGCAGCCAACCTTGCAAGGCAACTGGTGCAGACCTCTTGAATGCCATCATCAAGCTGAACGGTGAAGATGTGACGGCCAGCTGCCTGCTGGCGGCTACGCGCATCAGCTACGACTCATCGCGGCGTATCACTACTGCATCTATCACGGTCATGGGCCGCACCCTGAACCGGATCTCGCGCTACGACTACGCGCACTATGGCCAGGACTTCTACAGCATCGGCATCGGCGAGCTTTACCTGTGCACCATCCTGGATGGGCGCGACGGCACGACCAAGCTGTTCGAAGGCCAGATCTTCAGCTTAACGCTGACGCAGACTGACGTGATCGGCGCCGAAGTCTTTTACGCCTGCGACCTGAACGACTATGCGTCCTGGCTGGATCGCTCGGTGTGCTGGGGCGGGTACACGCTCACCCTGCCGGCGAGTGATGCCGCCATCATCCAGGGGCTGGTGGGCCACTTCTGCACGCGCATCGACTCCGCAACTGACATAGCCACCGTGGTGCCTACCGTGCAGGCATACGACTGGAAGGGGAAAACCACCCGGCAAGTGCTGGACGATATGGCCGCGCTCGCGGGTGCCGAATGGAACGTGGACTTCAACGCGGTGCTGCATTACCGGCTGGCGTCCAATGCCCCGGTGGCGCCGTTCGCACTTTCCACTTCCCACGATGACGTCACCAGCTTCCCGGTAAAGGTGACCAGCTACAAGCAGGACTTCAATAACCCGGTGAACCGCTGCTATGTCAGGGGAGCCACCGACCCGGCGAGCGGCGTCTTCATCGAGGCCAGTTACTCTGACCCTGTGTCCGTCGGTAAGTACGGCGAGTACGCGTACTCGGTGGTGGACGATCAGATCACGACTTCCTGGGATGCCTCGCTCAGGGCCAAGAGCGTGGTGCTGCGGTATGCCTACCCGGTGGAGTCTGGCAACTTCACCATCTGGGCCAAGGATGGCCTGCAGGTGGGCCAGCAGGTAAACATCACCGAGGATGCCCTGGGCATCAGCGGCTGGTACATTATCCGCTCCCTGACCATGCAGTGGGTGAGCAAGAGCGACGTGCAGTATGATGCCCAGTTCGGCGCATCCCAGCCCGACCTCGAGACTCTCCTGCGGCTGATCGACCAGCGCACCCGCTGGAAGTCCACCACCACGCCGACAGCCAATGCAGCCCCCGGCAGCATCACCGACGCGAATATCAAGATGCCGCCAGGGCTGAGCGCGGCAGTAATCGGCAGCGTTAATGCGAACACCATCGTCGGCCAGATCCAGGCAGGCCAGATCGGCAGTGTCAGTGCCGGGGCCATCGTCGGCACCCTGAGCGCGGGCCAGATCTCTAGCGTAAGTGCAGAAACTATCCAGGGAGTCATCACAGCAGGCCAGATCGGCAGCGTCAATGCAGTGAGCATCCAGGGCGTCATCGTCACCAGCCAACTGGGCAACCAGATCGTGGATGACCTTGCCAAGTATGCCGCTGCCCTCCAGCCCATCCCAATGATGAGCAGCACGCCGACAGGACTGCCCAACGATAACAACCCGCCGAACTCCTGGTTCTATTACATCCCCGATGGGCACTTCTACAAGATGAATGCTGCGGGCACAAGCTGGACGCAGGATGACTCGGTGTCCGGCTCCATGCGCTTCTACCATATCGGGGCTATCAGCGCCAACCAGATCATTGGCCTCATCGTGGCCGCGCAGATCCAGAGCATCACCGCAGGCCAGATTACCGGGCAGATTTCGGCAGGCCAGATCGGCAGCGTCAACGCATCCAGCATCAGCGGCCAACTTACGGCATCCCAGATTAGCACCGTAAACGCGAGCAGCATTCAGGGGCAGGTAAGCGCGTCCCAGATTACAACTATCAATGCGAGCCAGATCACAGGAAGTATTCAGTCCACCCAGATCGGCAGCATCAATGCCGCGACTATCACTATCGGCCTGATCGGGGACAGCCAGATCGGCAGCATCTCGGGCGTCAAGATCACCCAGGGCACCATCGGTTCGGATAAGTTCACCGGGTTTTCCCTGGACGTGGGCGGCGGCAGCAATATGCCGGGGCGCATCCGTGTGTTCAACGGTTCCGGCAGCGTGGTTGCACAGATGGGCTACCTGGGGGAAGTGGGGACCTCATCCTATGGCGGCTGGTTCCAGCTATTCGGCGCGGGTGGCACCAGCTATTCCAATGCCAGCATGTTCACCAATGCGGCCGGCAGCCTGTTTCTGCGCAATGCCGACGTGAGCATCAGTGCCAGCGGCTTCCAGATCTTCACCAGCCCGTCCACCTTCGACACCACCTACTCATCGCTGGCGGTTAAGGTGAGCGGCCCCGGCGGCGACCTATCCAGCTTTATCTCGCGCGGCTTTTTGATCTATAACGGCGGCACCCTGCTCGGCGGCATCGTGCGTGACCCTTCGAACGCCAGCAACCTGCAAGGTATCTTCTACAACTCCAGCCACTCTCTTGCCATCCTGATTGATGGCTACACAGGCACCATCAGGGCGGCAGGCTTCCAGGTGGGCAGTAATCCAGGCTTCAACGGGCAGGTTCCCGCAGGCCACGCAATCAACGTTTCAGGAGGTTTAATTACAGGCTATGTCTAACGAAAACGGTCAACCCGAAAACGATATGTTCCCTTTGGATGATGCAGCCATCCAGCTCCTCTCAGATCTCAGAAGCCAGATGCGGCTGATCGAGGCGCAGTTCCAGGGCGCACTGGTGCTCTTTATCCGCCAGCAGGGGCTGAAGGGCAGCTGGCAGGTGCATGAGAATGGCAGGGAACTGGTGCGCGTGCAGCCAGCCCCCACTACTGAAGTTATGAGGTAACTATGACTCCCAAGCCGCCGCCCTCTGTGGTTCCGGTGCCGGCGAATTTTGCCGTGCCTGAGTTCAGCTTCCCCAATGCCATCCCAGGCCGCGTACCGCTGCACTCTGATTTCGTGCTCTGGCCGGAAGTCACTCCGCAGGGCTTCCCGGTCACGCCACCCATCCCCCCCACGGTGCAGACCGGCGACGTGATCACGGCCAGCCATGAGAACACGGTATCCACTGCCATCAATGACTTGTGGATCGATCTGCAGTCGCTGGCTTCTACCACCATCACGGATCCTACGCAGGCCCAGGGGGACCTGATCGTCAGGACCGCCACTACACTGTCCCGCCTGATCGTCGGGGCCAACGGCACCCTTCTGACTGCCGATAATACCCAGGCCACCGGGCTTCGTTGGGCCACCGTGGCATCCACGGGCGCGGTGCCCTCCACCCGGCAGGTGCTGGCAGGCGCTGGCATGACTGGCGGCGGCCCGCTCAGCGCCGATGTGACTCTGAGCGCATTGCCATTCGTGGCATCAGGGGCCAGCCATGCCATCGGCGCAGTGCCAGATCCTGGCGCATCTGCAGGCATCACCCGCTATCTGCGGGAGGATGCAACCTGGGCCGCGCCCCCCGGTGGTTTTGTTGACCCGACCACCACAAAGGGGGATGTCATTGCACGCGGCACGGCGGCACCAGCCACCAGACTCGGCATCGGAGCCAATAACTCCATCCTGACTGCAGATTCCTCTCAGGCCCTAGGGCTGAAGTGGGCTGCACCAGCGGTGATGGGTGCTTCTGGTGGGAGCCATGCGGCAGGCGTTGTGCCAGATCCTGGAGCCACCACCGGGGCCACCCGCTACCTGCGTGAAGATGCAACCTGGGCAATTCCAGCAGGGGCTGGTGGTGGTCTGACCGACCCGACCACCACCAAGGGTGACTTGATGGCACGCAGTGCCGCAGCCGTCACCCGTCTTGGCGTGGGGACTGATGGACAGATACTGACTGCAGATTCTACGCAGACCCTCGGCATCAAGTGGGCTGCACCAGCAACAGGATCACAGACGCCATGGCTTACCGACATTGACGGTGGCAATCATAATCTCACCAATGTGGCGGCCATCATCGCAAATAGTTTTCTATATGCGGTTGGGTCAATCATCATTACGAATGATTCAAATGGTGCTTACCAGTCGTTCTATCAGGGCAGCGGGATTCGCTGGAACATGGGCAAGACCAACACCGCAGAAGCGACTGGAAATGTCGGCTCGGACTTTCAATGGAATCGATACGACAATACGGGCGGATTCATTGGCGCGGTCTTCTCTCTGCAGAGAAGCACTGGCAATGCCATCTTCTATAACAAGATCGGTGTCGGTATGGCCCCCGTCTACCAGTTGGATGTGCTGGGCGATGTAAATATTGGTGCCGGGTCCGTCTACCGAATCAATGGCGTGCCGATCACCACGGGCGGGGCGCAGACCCCCTGGGCCTCGGATATCGATGGGAATGGCAAGACGCTGTTCAATGTTGGGAAAATCGGCATCGGTATTGCCACGCCCCAGGCTCCGCTACATGTAGTGTCATCTTCTGTTACAGCCGCAATGGTCGAGACAACCGCAGCCAGCGGCGGGGTGTCGGTACTGAACCTGAAGACCGCCACCAGCTTCTGGCAGGTGGCAGCGGGCGGCGTAGCTTCAGCCCTTCCTGGCTGCTGGTGGGTCTATGACCAGACCGGAGCAGGCACCCGGCTGGTGATCGGACCCGGCGGCAATGTGGGCATCGGGGTGGGAACCAATGTTCCAGGCTCACTCTTCCAGGTGGGGCAGGGTGCCCCGCTGGCTGCTGGCATTGCAGACTTCTATGGGCCGAACCGCACTCTGTCGCAGTCGGCAACAGTCAACATACTAAGCACAGATGCCATGGCAACAGACAAGGGTGGCTCACTCGGCCTCGGCGGTGTCGGCGGTGCAGCGAACCCGTTCGCCTTTGCCTATCTGGCAGGCCGCAGTGAGGGTAACTCTTACGCGGGTTACTTCCAGGTTTCCACAATGGGCGCAGGGGGCACAGCAGCAGAGCGCATGCGTATCACGGCGGCGGGCAACGTGGGCATCGGACTGCCGAATCCGCAATCTATCCTTCACATCATTCAACAGGCAT